TGGCTGTGCCGGCATGGATTCAGACCCCGGCGCCGACGGTCACTTCTTACGAGCTGATCCACATGCTGGTCAGTTCGCTTGCCTTGCACGGCAACGCCTACGCGGTCCTCGACTACGCCGGCGGTCTACTCAAGTCGATCACCCCGCTGCACCCCGCCCACGTTGTCGTCACAGTCGTCGACTCGAAGCGCACCTACAACGTCAACGGCGTCGACGTCCCAGCCGACGACATGATGCACCTGCGGTGGTTCACTTCCCCGCAGCAGGCCAAGGGCATCTCCCCGATTCACACGCAGCGCACCACGATCGGCCTGTCGCTGGCGATGGACCGCCACCTCGCCCAGTTCTACGGCGAAGGCGCCACGCCCTCCTCGGTCCTCGAGACCGACGCGGAGATGACTGTCGAAGCCGCCAAGGTTCTCCAGGCAACTTGGGAGTCTCAGCACCGTCGCCGCCGCCGCCCCGCCGTCTTGTCGGGTGGGCTCAAGTGGCGTGCCGTCTCGGCCTCTGCTGCGGACATGGAACTCAATGCGACGCGAGAAGCCCAGATTCAGGAGATTGCGCGCATCTTCCGAGTCCCCGCACATATGGTCGGCAGCTCAGGCCCATCGCAGACGTACCAGAACATCGAGCAGGCCGGCGTGCAGTTCGTGACTTACACGCTGCTGCCCTGGTTGCGTCGCATCGAAGACGCCATCAGTGCGCTCATGCCCTCGCCGCAGGTCGTGCGTTTCGACACCTCGGCGTTCCTGCGTGCGGACACCATCAATCGCTACCGCGCCCATCAGGTCGGCATCAGTTCCGGTTTCATCACACCGAACGAAGCCCGCAACGTCGAAGGCCTCGAGCCTTATGTGGGCGGCGACGAGTTCTTCCTCGCATTGCCCGGTGCCCCCATGGCCGGCCCGGGCGTCGACTTGCCACCTGCTGGCATCGACGCCTCCCCGCCCCAGTAGTCAAAGTCTCAGGAGATCCGCATGACCGAAGAAACAGTCTCAGAAGTGGAAGACGTTGCCGCCCCCGTGGCTGTTCGCTACACGGCCGTCGAGGTCGAAGCGCGCAAGGTGGCCGGCCGTGATGTGGAGTTCCGCACCGTCGAAGTCGGGAACCTCGAGCTGCGTGCCGTCGAAGGCGACGACGATGCGAGGCCGATGCGCTTCTCTGGTTATGCCGCTGTGTTCGATTCACCGTCGGAGCCGCTGCCGTTCATCGAGACGATCGCTCCTGGCGCGTTCACTCGGTCGCTGCAATCTGGTCGTGAGACGAGAATGTTTTTGAACCACAACACCGACCAGGTGTTGGCGTCCACGAAGTCGGGTTCGCTGATCGTCTCCGAGGATGAACGTGGCCTCGTGGTCGACGCTGAACTCCCCGACACTTCCTACGGTCGTGACTTGTCGGTGCTGATCCAGCGCGGCGATGTGCACTCGATGTCGTTCGGGTTCTCGGTTCCCAGTGGTGGCGAGTCCCGATCGGCCGACGGCCAGTCACGCCGCCTCAATGAGGTCATCTTGCACGAGGTCAGCGTTGTCACCGGCTTCCCGGCTTACGCCGCGACCGAAGGCGCACAGGTCCGCACCACAGAAGAACTCCCCGCCGAGCCAGCAGACGAGCCGACCCCCGGTCGCTCTGTCGCTCTTGCTCAGCGTTACCTCGCTCTCAACGCCAAGCGCTGAGTCGAACCGCAGCCCGGAGCCTCGCCCGGAGCGTCACCGACGCCACCACCGACGGCCACCACCTGCATCACAGATACACCACCCCCAACCTTTAGGAGCATTGCTATGAGTGACGAACTCATCAACAATCTCTCGGAGCAGCGCGCGATCGCGTGGGAAGCCGCAAAGGGCCTCCTCGATCACGCCGCAACCGAGAGCCGTGACCTGTCCGGCGAAGAAGCCGAACAGTTCGACCGCATCAACGCCGACCTCGACGCGCTCGATAGCCGTCGTGCGAAGGTCATCGAATCCATCCAGCGTGACCGCGACATCGCGGAAAGCCGCAACCGTCTCGGGCTTCCGCTCGATCTCGGTGGCGAACGTGCCGCAGTCGTTCCCTCTGACGAAGACACCGTGCGTGCCCTCATCAACGGCGAGCGTCGCTCGGCAATGTTCGAGAAGCGCGCAGTCATCAAGTCGGGATCGGGTGGCGCAGTTGCCACCGGCGTCTACGACCAGATCGTGTCGCACCTCGTCCAGACCAACGTCGTCCGCAACGTCGCAACTGTCCTGACCACGGCCAACGGCGAGACGCTCAACGTCCCGACCTCGACCGCCAACTCGACGGCATCCATTGTCGGCGAAGGTTCACAGGCTTCCGCTTCGGACCCGACGCTCGCAACACGCGCGCTCAACGCCTACAAGTACGTCGTCCTCGTGCAGCTCAGCAACGAACTTGCTGCTGACGCCTCGGTCGACGTCGCTGGATTCCTTTCCGCTCAGGCCGGTCGTGCGATCGGTGTCGCCACTCGTGGACACATGACCACGGGCGACGGATCAGGCAAGCCCACAGGCATCGTCGTCAGCTCCACCGCTGGCGTCACTGGTGCCGCAGCAGTAGCCGGCGTCTTCACCGCCGACAACCTCATCGACCTTCGTTTCTCGGTCAACTCCGAATACACGGCGCAGCCTGGTACCGGATGGATGATGTCGTCGACGGCAATGGCCGCGGCCCGCAAGTTGAAGGACACGACGAATCAGTACCTCTTCGCTCCTGGCCTCAACGGCGACCCGGACAGCCTCCTCGGCTACCCGGTCCTCCTCAACGACGCGATGGCATCCCCGGCTGCCACCGCCAAGTCGGTCCTGTTCGGCCACTTCCCGTCCTACTTCATTCGTGAAGTCAACGGCGTCGAAGTTGCTGTCTCCGATGACTTCGCCTTCGACTACTCAGTGCGCACGTTCCGTGTCTCGCTGCGTACCGATGGTCTCCTCATCGACCAGACCGGAGCTGTGAAGCACTTCGTCGGCGGCGCTGCCAGCTGATCGAAGTAACCCCGCTGCCCACCAGATCGTTCCCCCCGACGATCTGGTGGGCAGCACCCCCAAACCTCTCTAGGAGTTCCCCCATGCAGGTCCGTCAACTCATCGCCCTCTCCGGCACCATCGACGGCATCGGCTGGCCCGGCATCGGTCAGACCATCGACCTCGCCCCGCATGTCTGCGAATCGCTGATCGCCAACGGCTTCTGCGAAGCGGTCGCCCCCCCTTCCAAGCGCGAGATCGCCGCCGCTGACCCGACGGTCGAGACCGCCGCCATCAAGCCGGCCGCCCGCCGCACACCGAAAGCCTGAGCCGTGGCTTACCTGACTGCGGCACAGGTACGCAGTCGCGTGCCGGCCCTCGCCAATACCACCACCTACTCGACCACCGAACTTGACAGCCTTGTCGCCGAGTTCACCGAGATCGCCGAGCGTTACCTAGGCGTGGCCTTCGAGCCTCGCACGGTCACCGCCGAACAGGTCGTCCGACCGAACCGCCTGGTGAAGCTGGCGAACCCTCAAGTTCGCACCGTCACCGCTGTCACCATTGACGGCGTCGCCCTCACGGCCGGCGAGCTGGCCGACCTGACTGTCGACCAGGTGGCCGGCACGGTCATCGACGGACTGTGGGTCGGTTCACCTTTCGCCACGTTCACCTACTCCCACGGGCACGACGAGCCCACGCCGACCCTGCTGCGTGCGACTTCGGAGTATGTCCGGTCTGTTGCGTTCGCTGACCGTTCTGGTCAGTCCCGCGATGTGATCGCCCAGTCGATGGACGGCAGCTTCACCAGGTACTCGACGCCCGACTGGAATCGTGGCCGGCCCACCGGCTTCCTCGAGGTCGACCGTCTCCTCAACTCGCTCACCATCTTCTCCACTCCCGGTGTCGCGTAGTCATGGCGACCACCAGCATCCGTTGGGACGCGTGCACCCGCATCGTGTCTCTGCTCCGCGCCGATAACTCGTTGGCCGGTGTGACTGTCGAGCCGGGCTGGCCCGGCGACCGTGTCCCCGCTGCGCAGCTCATCTGGGTCGACGAACTCGACGGCACCTGTGAGATCCCTGTGATGACAGCGGGGCGCAAGCAACGCAACGACGACTTCGACATTCCGCTGCAAATGCGGGTCATGGGTCTCGGAACTCTCGACGACACGATGGGCAAGCTGTCGGTGCTGATCGCCGCTGTCGAGAACGTGCTGGCCGATGACACCTCCCTCGACGACCTCGACGGTGTCTTGTCCGCTGAGATCACACGCGAACGCATGACGTCCGCAATGTTCCCCGAAGGCCCTGTCGGCTTCGCTGAAGTCGTCGTATCCGTCTCGACCCGTCTGCTCTAGGAGCCACAAGTGAAGGTCACCAATTCCACCGGCATCGATCTCGATGTCGCCGCGCTGCAGGTAACGGTCAAGGCGGGCGAATCGCTCGACGTTGACGAGGTCACCGCCGCGGCACTCATTCGCCAGGGCTGGAAAGCCTCAAGCGTCAAGCGCATCACCCAACCCGAACAGGCCACCGAGGCCGAAACGAAGAAGGACTAACTATGTCTCGCACAGGCCTCGCCGCTCAGATCGGCTACGCAACAGAAGTCACCGTCGGCACCCCCGTCGCATCGACGGCGTTTGTTCCCCTGCTGAGCGAGTCGCTCATGCAGGACCGCACCCGCCTCGAGTCGGGTGGCATCATCGCCGGCCGTCGGGTGCTCACATCTGACCAGTGGAGCGGTGGCGATGTCACCGTTTCGGGTTCAGTGCAGCACGAGCTGTACAACCGCGGCCTCGGCAAGATCTTCACCGCGATGTTCGGAACCGTGGCCACGACTGGCGCCGGGCCGTACACGCACACGTACACCCCTG